AATTCTTTCCAAACCGTTGACGTTAGAATTTAAGTTATCATTAACCAAATCCCACATCTTCTTAAATTGGAAAATACCATACCAAGCAACACCTTTGCTACGACCATAGTCCGTAGGAATTTTCATACGCACTTCAGGTTGCAATGCCATGGCTTCAAGTACTGCTTCTTTACCGAAGAAGATAGCTTCACCATACAACGAGCTGGCACCAACAGAGTTAGATAAGAATGCCGTATCAAGAACGAAACGTGTTCCATAATACTGTCCAACTTCACTATTAGCACGATACTCTGCGTCAGCGTACTGTGCAACAGCTTGGAGATAGTTATAGATACCACGACGTGCTTGAACAGAAACAACAGCACGGAAGTTCTTATCAGCAAAACGCGGAATAAGCACCGTGTCCATTTTATCAACAATATCACGAACTGTGCTGTCTGAAGGATTAGCAGTCGCCGTAATTGTCGCTGTACCATTAGAAGTAAACACCGTTGTTGCTGTGTTCGTAGCAACCGCAATGTACTTGGCGCCAGCAAACTGCACATAGGCTGCAGAATCGATAACCTCGACCATGTCATCACGAAGTTTTTCGCTGGACAAGTTCTCTGGGTCAAATTCAGATAGGGTGTCTAACTTTTCGGTATATGGCACAGAATTACCCCACTCCGTTACCTGTACACTATCTTTCACAACTTTCCACTTATTCTCTGGAATAGTGTTAGACTCAATAAGCGTAGAACCCTTTGTATCAATCTTTAACGTTTTATCGAAAAAGACGATATCGCCGTTCTTCTTGCCTGGATCTTCTTTGTAATCAACAAATTGACGAAAAACATACATCGGTAATGCTTGCTTACGTAGCGATTTTGACAAACTGTTGTTTGTCAAGTGCCCGCCAAGACTATTAACACTCCATAATTGCGCCATTTTATAATCCTCTTTTAGCCCGTAACCGCTTACGTTCTTCCCCTTCGTCGCCTAGCGTTTCTTCTGCTTTTGGCTTTGCTTCTACTGGTGGATTAGCTCCACCTTCACCACGCACGCTACTTGACACAGGCTCTTCGCTTTTGGTTACAGGAGCTTTAATTTTATTGATTTTTTCTCTTTGTTCTTTTACTGCTATTGCGACTGCTTCTTTGAAAGACTTACCAGATCTAATTAACTGATCAGCACGTAATGAGATAACAGGTTCGAACCCTAGTTCCATAAGATCACTATTATCTTGTTTCATCCTTGATATGAAACTTGTGCGTTCAATAATCTCTGGGATATCCTCTGGTCTAACGTAATTTCTTACGTCTTGTCCTTCAGTAGCAACTTGTGGAATTTCCTCTACAGAGCCTACTGCTTGATATCCACTGAGACGATTCTCTAAAGTGGCCTTCTCTGTTGACAAGTCATTAATATACTTGTCCTTTTCAGTTAAGCGCTTTTCCAGATCAATACGTTCTTGTTTCAATCTTGCTAGCTCTGCTGCTTGGTCCTCGGCTTGAACAGCTGCGCTACCTGAAGTACCCTTCTGGGTTTCAATTAGCGGTGGCGTGTTCTCGGGTGCGATGACGTTTTCCATATACTTCTCCTTTTAGCCAGGGTCCTTACGGTGTGCCCTGCAGTGTTTTGAATCTCTCTGTTTTAAGTGTCTCTGCTGCGTCTTTACCAAACTCTATCTTTATATTTATAGTGTCTGCTAAGTTCTCTATTGCCTTTATATTTGCTCTTGTCTCGATATCGTCTGTAATAATAAGATCTCTAATATTATTTTTATAGCTCTCCATAAGAATAGAAACTAGTTCTTTCCAGCCTTGGTGATTCTGTAACTCGCGTAGAGCTTCGCCTTTTTTTTGTACTTTATACAGTTCTTGTGCTTCTTCGTCCATTACAAACCTTTCTTAATTCTGTCCATTTTGCGGTTCTTAACTTCGTCGTTCATCCTTGTTTTTGACATTTGATACACTGGCTCGAAGCCCTGGATGTTTGGCATATTTTTGCGTGCATACTTAAATTTCCTTACTTCTGGCTTTTCAGCAATATGCTTAACTTGGCTTGGGACAACGTTGGGAGTGTAGTTGGCTGGGCTAGTACTAAGTTTACCTTGTCTCTTCTTTTCAATATATGCCTTTAAACCTGCATTCATTTTACTCACTGCACTGCTCCTTGTGTTGAGCCGGCAGGCAATGGCTCTGCAGGCATACTTGTTTTTATTAATATATTTGGATCCAGTTCTATACCTATCTTTTTAGCGAACTGAACTTTACCGTCTGGAGGAAGATCTTTAAATGTTATGCTCTGCGCTATCCTGTCCAGTGGAGGACCTTGTTGTTGTTTTTCTTGGTCCATCTCTTCTTTAGTCTTTAGTATTTCATCATAGTCAGGCAACTCGCTGGCTTGCCATAATTTCTTCCATAGTACGTCTACCTTTGTCATACCAGCTAGTACAGGCGACTGCTCTACTGCCATCAACGCTTCTTTAAACTTCTGCAGCGTTTCCATCTTGTCAGCAAACTGTGTTACACCAACTGCTCTAAAGTCCATTTCCATAGCATCTAGCGCCTGTATATCTCTTATATCTAACAGAGGAACTTCTTTTGTTCCTATCTTTTTGTATTCGCCATTCTCAACGATTCCATCATCTACTTTTCTTAAACCAAGGATTCTGTTAATCTTTTCTTGGCTAAATATCTTTGGGTTTTGTAAACACTTAAATGTTTTAACAATCAGTGGTATAGAATAATCTTGTTCTATGAATCTGCCAACATCTAAAAATCTTTGGTCTATTGCCGCTAGCTTGGCTTGATATTCTCCAAGAGTCTCACCAGAACCGCCACCAGACAACGAGGGGCTACCTTCTGCATGCCTTGTTACACCACTGGCATCCTGATCTATTCTGTCTATCAAACTTAGTCCTTGAAGTATATCGCCTATACCAGAGCTAGGGGTTCTGTTTATCTTTACTGCATTTATATCTTTCATTTTCCATACTGCTAAAGGCTTGTATTTAATAGATGTCGGATCGACTACTTTGCTCTGATCTATAACTATAATGTCCATGGAATGTATCTTCAAAGCATCGAAACCAAGGTTTATACAAGAGTTGCTTAGTTCTTGTAACCCGCGTGTGTTTTCTAGGTATCCTTTACCGAAGCACTCATATTTTCGAGGCTTGATACGACACCACTGAGCTGGTATAAAACCCCAACCATTCTCATCGTTTCTAAGTATAAACTTGTCATTAAGTATAGATATAATCCTAGCTTCGTACTCACCTTTTGTATTTGGCAGTTCAATATAATACTCGTCTATAGATACTGTCGCGTACTTGCTCGGTATTTGTAGACTTTCTTCGTTTGTGCCGTCAATTCCCTTAACCACCATCATGGCTTCTTTTACATCTTTAATAGTCGAGTCACCCTTACCCTTAAGGTTTTCTAACTCTTTTACTGCATCCTCCAGGAACTTTCCTACAATCTCTTTTGTATATATCCCTTTGCCAGTCTTGCTCTCTGCAATAATGTCTGATATATCGCGTTCACGTTGGTCTATCCAGAACCTTGCTTTGTTAAGATTGTGCCCGCACTTTGGGTCTACAAGAGCTTTATATGCGCTTACCCAAACGTATTGCAAATCACCCTTGTTATCTACAGTCATCTTCATCCAACCAGTACCAATATCTACACTTTCAGCCATAACAAACTTGTTCTCAAAGCTGAATCCGCCGTTTTCCATTACTGTAGATATAATCTTTATTATATTCAGCGCGTTCTTCTTGTCTTCACCTTCTACGCCAACAATATCGAAGTTTGTCCCTTTACCAAATATCATCTTGTTTAAGTATGATTGTGCTACTTCGCTCTTTTTAGCTTGTTGAGGTATAAATATCTTTGTCTGCCAGTCTTCTTTCATACTATATGAAGCAGGCAAAACGCAACGCACCTGCTGTTCACACTCGTCCCACACAGTCTTAAATTGGTCTCTATATGTTATCCCTGCCTTCTTACATGATAAGCAGAAGGACAGTATTTCTTCATTTGTTAAACTATTCTTCTGGGCCATCAAGTATCTCCATTGCTTTTAAAACTTCTTTTGAAGGTATAGAGTTAACTATTAGATTTGTTGGTATCGATGATATATTTGGTGTTTGGTAACTTACCCCACACCGAAAACACTCTATCCTGTTTGTATGTATAACCCAAGCTTTGCTGCGGCATATATTGCACTCTACCCTTGGCTCGACTATACCTAAATTCTTACTATTAAACTCCATTACCAACCTCCACGACCCGCGCCAGCTAGATTATCAAAGTCTATATTAATGTTTGTGTTGTTTGTATGGTAGAGCTTTGGGTTTATTTCCCAACATGCCAACATGTCAGCAATTACAGCGTCATCGTGAAATCCTTGTTTTGCTCCCATACCTTTTCTACCCACGTCGCTAGTATATACAAATGTTGGGTACTCTGCCACTGTCTCTTCCGATCGTGTCCTTATTTGTCCTTCACGCAACAACTTTAAATAATTGTCTACTAATAACGGCTTAGTGCTTGGTGTTGTCTTCCAGCCCAAACTTTCCATCTCTTCATTCTGTGCGTGATCAAACTGCTGTCTTAAATATATATTACTGTACTTTTCTTTCAATCTATTAACAAATGCTATACCTGTATTATTTACTTCCGGCACTGCCAACCCTTTGTTGTAATAGTTTAGTGTAGGTAGCGCTATCATCTGCGCAAATAAGTCTGGCTGCATATTGCCTTTCCAGAAAGCTACTTGTTCGCCTGTCTCCTCATCCCTAACACTCATTGTGCAAAAGTCCTGCCCTATGCCCTCACTAGTGTCAAAGCCAAATCTATATTTATGCCCGACTTCCACGTCTTTGTATATCTTTACACCATTAAAGTTTCTTATAGGGTCTGTAACAAAAACCCTTTGCGCTTGCAGATATTCTACTGGTATCACGGCTTTGTCAGCAAGTAAACTTTCGTCCCATACTCCATATACAAACTGCTTTTTCCAGTTCTCTGGACGCTTTAACATATCGGCTATATAGTCCTGCGGAAGATTTTGCTTGTTGTCTAACATGGAGTATTCTATCAGTTCCCTATCTGGATCGTTCTCTTGCTTAAAATACTTGTATGCCCAAAACAGTAGCGGGTTGCATGTCATTATTAACTGCCGGATACTAACATTTGGCTTATTTAAACGGCTCTTTAGTGTCAGATATACTTCTTCGCTAATCTCCTCTACTTGGTCTATAAACGCTGCTCCTAGCTCCATACCCTTTAGTTCTTCTTGACTCGTTGTATCTAAGTGTCTAAAGAGTACCTCTGTACCGTTACGTAATACTAGTACGCCTTCACTCTTGTTCCAGCTCTTTATAAAATGCTCGGGTAATAAGTCAAAGAACGTTTTTTGTGTACTATCTCTAAGTTCAGGATACGTCAATCTACCAATTAGAATTCTGTTGTTCGCTTCACTACATGGTCCTACTATAAGCTTAATACAAGCTACAGTTGTCTTACCAGACCTGAAACCACCACTAAGCAACAGGTCCCTGGCATGACTCTCCAAAGCGTGCCTCTGCTTGGGCGACAATATCAACTGTTTGACTGTCTTGCCGTTGGCCTTGATCTGGTATGTTACTGTTTGTGTTGTTGTAGACAATGTTTACCTCAAACTTGTTTGATTCTTTTTCTGCGTCAATTAACTTTTCTAAGGCTTCTGCATTTGGTATTAACTTATTTAATATGGCCAAGGCAACTGTTTTATCCTCATATGCCAGCTTTGCGATATGATGCAAGAATGATACGTTCCCATGCTTTCTTCCAGCCCATCTTAAGGCATCCTGCAACTTCTTCTTCTGCGATTCAGGACCTATTGGTCTGCCCCTTCTGTTAATAAACTCTGGGTGAACATTAAACCCTGTGCGCATCTTTGTAACAACTGGTAGTTGTTCTGTGATTGTTTCCATACTACTTCTTTACCAAATGTTTACTTGCTTCTGTGTCGGTTAAATAGCCTGTCTTTATATATTCTCTGTCTACCAATAATTTACCTAAGTCTATATTAAGTGTTGGTATGAACATTTTTGTCTCGCTATCTACTATATAAGGCAATATTTCTTTTGTACGTGTATTTACCAACCATCTT